AAATCTTATTCAGGAGTCAAATCTAGATACATCTGCAAGATCTCAGGATGGGAACGATTCTATTGGAATTGGGCAATGGACAGGAGAACGGGAAACAGGATTATTCAATTTTGCATCAAACGCAGGCAGAGATCCTTATGATTTGGATACACAATTGGATTATCTGAATTGGGAACTTATGAATAATGAAAATTCAGCCTTTCATAAACTGCAGGATAATTCCGATACGGCATCAGAAGCCGCAGTCATTTTTGGACAGACATACGAACGCCCAGCGGATGAATATGCTAATTGGGGTAATCGGACATCAAAGGCAGAGACAGCCCTCGATGAATATAATAAACACCGTTTTGTATTCAAAAGACCCAATATTGATTCTGACAGTGTAGCGTCTTCTACTACAAGCGGTTATACGGCACCTTCTTATGGATCAAAATATACTTTTGCACCAGGAGGGCTTACGGTTGGAAATATTAATGTGAATGTAGCTGGAACTAATGCAACTCCGCAGCAGATAGGCGAAGCCGTTGCAGGGTCTCTGTCTAATTACAATCGAAAAAATCTTATTGGAGTCCGTATGGCAGGAGGTGTGATCTCATGAATACAGTGGGTACACTGAATACATTAAGTGCTTTATATCAGGCAAATAAAATCAAAGTTAGTCGATTGAAAGGCGGGACCGGAGTATTTTCTACAGGATACCGTCCCAGGCAATGGGATGGAACATCTGACCTACCAGAATTATTAAATATAAGTCCGCCATGGGCAGAAGCAATAGAATCGGCTACAGGGAAAACACTGACCGGATTAATTAGCAATAAGTTGGGTTTATCCGGGATATCATCTTCCGAAATGGTATATGTCAAAACCAATATCGGGGGGTATTTCTTTGATGCCGTATTGAGTTCGGATCATCAATCTGAATTGTCCATTACCCAGCATCCGGTACAGACAGGAGCAGCAGTGACTGATCATGCGGTTGTGCAGCCGGCGATTTTGACTATGACTGTAGGAATGTCTGATGCTATGGCAACAAGGGTGGAAGGACAGTTTACAGAAGCCTATACAAAATCAGTATCTGCTTACCGTGTATTGAAACAGCTTCAGCAGCTCCGTATTCCGCTGCAGGTGGTAACGCGGCTGGATACATATCAGAATATGCTGATTCAGTCCATTGATGTGCCTGATGACTATAAGACACTTTATGGACTCCGGTGTACGGTTACTTTACAGGAAATATTTGTGGTCAATGTGGAAGAAACAACAGTATCCGCACGAAACTGGTCTACCGGCAGTACCAACCGGGGGCAAGTTCAGCCCGAACCGGTATCTGATAATGGTTCTATTGCATATCATGCCGGATTATGAGGTGATTAGATGAGTTTATCCATTATTCCTTTAACTGCATCACCGAATCAGACACTGAATTTCAAAATTACTATAGGAGGAGAGAATAAGCATCTTCAGCTGTTTCTCCGCTATCTGCAGGAATACAAACACTGGATTATGGATTTATCTGATGCTTCCACGGGAGATACATTGATTGCTGGACTTCCTCTGGTGCCGGGTGCACAGCCCGCATCGAACATTTTAGCCTCTTATGCCTATTTGAATATTGGAGAAGCCTACTTGGTGAAATATGGGGAACCGGATAATGAATATCCGGATTCAGATACATTAGGAACATCGTGGCTGCTATTGTGGGGTGAGCTGGAGTCATGAGCAATTATTTATATTTAAGAAAATATCAGATCCTGGTGTCTTCGGAGTCAACCAAGTCCTCTGATGGGAAAACGGAAAAAGCTCTTGATGTGTCTTATTTGCACTGCACATTCAATGTCAGACGGGGAATGGATTTTAATAACTATGCCATTGTCACTATCTATAATTTGAACCGGGAAACGGAGAATCAGATTATCAATGAAAGTGACCGGCTGATCATCAATGCCGGCTATGAAGGATATCTCAATGCGGTACCTTATGATCCGCAGACATCGAACCAGGCAGCGGGAGCTGGATCAAAGTTCAATGTATCGTCCGGATCATCTGAAGTGACACAGATTCAGGAAGGCAGTCCGAAACAATATGGCAAGATTTTTGATGGAGCTATTATTCAGACGGTGCGGGGGAAGGAAAACAATACTGACTATACTCTGACCTTGGTGGCCATGGATGGAGACTTATTTGCAAACAATAATTTTATTGCTCTTTCATGTGTCCGGGGGCAAAATCCCCGGACTGTTATTGAAACAGTAACAACCAAAGCTGAGACACCTACGACAGTTGCAAAAATATCCCCTGGTATTAGTGGACAGACACTCCCCCGGGGGAAGGTTTATTTTGGACGTCCCCGTGATTATCTTCAGGATGTGGCCCGGTCCAACAATGCCAATGCATGGATACAGGATGGAGAAGTTCATATTACCAGGGTCACTGATAATTATACGGATGAGGCATTGGTTCTCACTCCGCAGACCGGGCTGATCGGGTGGCCACAGCAGATTCAGTATGGAGTATCTTTCCGATGCCTGATGAATCCGCAGATTACCGTCATGAGCATGATTCAGCTGAAAAATTCTGAAATTAATGGGATGCAGATCCAGACCAATACACCGGGACAGACACAGCCTCAGACTCTGCAGATGGATCCGAATCAGATGTACCAGGCTTATGAAGTGGAACATATAGGGGACACCCGGGGAAACGACTGGTACACTCAGATATCGGGATACAGCCGGTATGGAAAAGATGTGGTGCCAGCACTCATGAAATATTCCGGACAGAATCCGAATTCGGTATGAAAGGGGGAACAAATGCAGAAATTACAGGAAAGTTTTTTTAACCAGACACAAAAAGAAGAAATGCTGCAGAGAAATACGGGAATTGGAATCCGCGTAGCCATGCCGGGTATTGTTCAGTCTTTTAATTCTGAAGAACAGACAGTAACGGTAAAGTGTGCGGTCAGAGAAAAAGTGGATCTGAATGGAATACAGACATGGACAGAGATTCCGCTGCTGCTGGATGTCCCTATTGTGCTTCCCCGGGCCGGCGGATATGTTCTGACCATGCCGGTACAGCGGGGAGATGAATGCCTGGTCATATTTTCCGACAACTGCATAGATGGTTGGTGGCAGTCTGGAGGAGTACAAAACCAGGTGGAAATACGCCGTCATGATCTGTCCGATGGTATAGCTGTTATAGGTTTATGGTCACAGCCAAATATTGTTCCTGGATATAGTACAGAAGGAGCTCAGCTTCGTTCTGTGGACGGTGGAGCCAGTATAACCATTTCAGGCGGTTCTATCAGCATAAAAGCATCCAGTGTGAATATTGATGCAGCCAATGTCAATATTGGCTCTTCTACCGTGATAGATGGGCATAACTTTGTGGGGCATACTCATGGAGGAGTAACCTCCGGGGGCAGTAATACAGGAGGTGTAAGCGGATGATTTACCGAAGACTGTCAGGCAGCGGGGATTATCAGTTCGGGCGCAGCAGCCAGGATTTTCTTTCTGATATAGAAGCCGTGGCGCAGGCCATTCAGACCCGGCTGAAACTGCTCTATGGAGAATGGTGGGAAGATGTGACAGACGGGCTTCCTCTTTGGCAGAAAATTATTGGGACATCAGGCAGTGAAAAAAATAGAAATGCTATTGATTTAATTATTAAAGACCGGATACAGGGAACAGATCATGTGCAGTCTGTATTAAACTATTCCAGCTCTTTTGATAATGCAAATGGACGGAAATATATATTTGAATGCCTGGTTGTGACAGATTATGGGACTGTCACGGTCAGTTCATAAGGGGTGAGTTGATGAGTTATTTCAAGCCTTATATTGACAGTACGGGTATCCATATACCGACTTATAATGATATTTTGGAGAAGATGGAAGAAGATGCAAAAACAATATTCGGATCAGATATATATTTGGAAAATGATTCCGCCGATTATCAGTGGATCAGCGCGAATGCGCTGCGGGAGTCAGATGCACTGGAATCCCTGGCCTATGCCTATAATAGCCGGTCTCCGGCTACGGCGATTGGATCCGGGTTGGATGCTGTGGTAAAAATCAATGGACTGGTGAGAAAGTCGGCATCATACAGTACCTGCAGTGTAAAGCTATCCGGTACGGCCGGTACTGTGATTACAGGAGGAATTGTACAGGATAATTCCGGATATAAATGGGATCTTCCAGATACAGTGACCATTGGAGAATCAGGAACAGTCACTGTCACCGCAACCTGTGAAACGCTGGGGGCCATTGTAGCCATGCCGGGAGATATCAATACGATTGTGACGCCTTCCTACGGATGGGCATCAGTCACTAATGATTCTTCTGCTTCAGTAGGAAATGCGGTAGAAACAGATGCAGAGCTGCGTGCCCGCCAGGCTTTGAGTACAGAAATTCCTTCTCAGACACTTTTGGATGGAACTATTGCGGGGATCTTATCCGTTCCGAATGTCTCCAGACAGAAATGCTATGAAAATGATACTAATTCATCGGAAGTATCAACGGACAATCCTTATGGATTGCCGGTACACAGCATCACATGTGTTGTGGAAGGAGGAACAGATGAAGAAATCGCAGAGCAGATTTATGTAAGAAAGGGAATTGGGTGCTATACGAATGGAACGACCGAGGTCAGCATAACCGGAAAATATGGAATCAACAGTGATATCCGTTTTTATAGACCTTCATACATAGCAGTGGATGTGACGGTCAATATTAAAAAATATTCCGGATATACCACAGCTACAGCAGATGTGGTCAAGGACCTGATCTATAGCTATCTGAACTCTCTGGGAATAGGAGATGACCTGGCGGTTGGGATATTATGGAGCACGGCTCAGTCTGCCAATGCCGATTTGACCAATCCCACCTATGCTGTGACTTCTCTGACAGTGGCCAAACATGGGGGAACTGCCGGCACAGCTGATATTGTGACGGCGTTTAATGAGGTGATTCAGGGCAATGCAGATTATATTACAGTCAATGTGTCATGAGGGGAATTATGTATGGATAAAAGTTATTATGAAAATCTCATCACATCAGAATATCGGCTGCAGCCCCATTTTATGGCATGGGTGGATGCCGGTATAGAAGCATTAAATGATATGCAGAGCACAGCGGAAAACATTATCCGGGCATTTCATATTGATTCTGCTGTAGGAGTTCAATTAGATGTTCTTGGGGCCATTCTGGGACGTGCCCGGATTATCAATTTTGAACCTTCTGATGGATCTTCCCAAACGCTGGATGATGATTCTTACCGCTTGTTGCTGAAGGCCAAAATTGTGCAGAATCAATGGGATGGAGAGATTACATCACTGTACACTATGTGGGCTGACCTGTTCCCGGATACAGAATTGCTGTTGATTGATAATCAGGATATGTCTATGAATGTATTGATCATTGGGAATTTTTCTGATTTGGAAAAGGACTTTATCAGTCACGGGTACATTATTCCAAAACCAGAAGGAGTGCGGATTAATTTTGCTACGATTTCAACAGCGGTGTTCAGTTATGGATATGACAATGATGTGCTGGCTGGATATGGATCACCGTGGATTAATTCCACTGTCTTATAAAAGGGGGAAGACATGGCAACTTCAAATTTTAAAATATTTAATGAATCATACAGTAATATTATGGGGGATACGGATTACTCTTCCAATACACAGAGGTCTGGAGGAGTTCAGAATGGGATTGCAGATCCTACGCTTCATAATAAATTGTATAGACAGGTTTCAGTCATGGCCGCCTCTCTGGCGGCTTTTGTTGTAAACAATGGCTATGATGCGTCAGATAAAGATATGTCTACATTGACATCCAATTTTCAGAATGCGATTTTATCCGTCATAAAGAACACCTATCAGGGAAGCATCAATGATACCGTATCGCCCACGTTGGATAAAGCAGTATTCAATACATTGCTTTCTGAATTGGCTTATCAGATAAAAGCTATTACGGGGGAAACAGGATGGAAAACAAGCCCGGTGCAGGACTTGAAATCAATTCCGACTACTTATGCGCTGATATCCAACATGACATTGGTGAAGCGCAGTACTGCCTATAGTGCAGGCCAGATAAGACTGGATCCGAGTATCCCCTCATGGGCTTATCTGGAATGTACTACTGCCGGAACAACGGCAGCGGTGGCGCCATCATACGGTGTGACAGAAAATGCTGCTGTTGCAGACGGATCCGTTGTATGGACAATGCGCAGCTTTAAATCCGCCCAGTTTGCTCCGATCACACCAAGTGTATCTGACAGCAGCCTGAAGGCAGCTAATACAAATTGGGTAAAATCTCTTCTATCCAGTATTGGACTGAGTACAGGGGCTTTATCCAGTTATGACTTCAGTAATGCTCCTACCAGTGGATGGGCTAAGCTTGGAGGAGCAGGAGGATTAATTGTTCAGGCGGGAAAAGTTACGGGTAGTGGTTCTATGTCAATTAATTTTCCAATTCCTTTCCCTAATTATGTTTTAGGCATTGCTACTTCAGCAGATTTTAGTAAAAACTCTGATTATTATGGGAACCGTAATCTTTCTAATTTTGGATACAGCATTATGGTTGTGTCAGGAGGTGGAGACGAAAAAACATATTATATTGCAATAGGATTCTGACCAATTCAACTAACATGGAAGGGACTATATTATGATGAAGAACAATATTACAACTAATATACAGAAATACATTGCCGTGTTTGACGCTGGTGGGAAACGAATTACATCATATGCATTGGGGATTCATGGGGATGACATTGATGCTTTGAAAGCATTAGCCATACAGAATTATCCTGATGCAACACCGATCGAAATGACACCATCAGAGAATGCACAATATGTATCAGGAAAGTATAGATATGATATATCCACTAAATCTGCAGTTGAAATTATAGAAACGGAGGAGGAAAAACTTACAGTCGTTAAAAATACGAAATTGATAGAACTGCAAGGATTGCTTCATCAAACGGATTACCAAGCAATTAAGTATGCGGAAGGTGCTCTAACAGATGATCAGTATTCATATTTAAAAAAACAAAGAGAATCCTGGAGATCATCATACAATGCCATTCAATCATCTCTTACGTTAGATGCAGTTAATGCAGTGACTTATTCAACAGAGATACCAGTCATAGAGTCAATATAAGCAAGGGAGGAGGAACATATTTGTTCAAAACAGCGCAGAATAATATTTATATGACACGGGGAGACAGTGCGGTATTCCATTTGGACATATTAGATCCATCGAGCAATCCATATGATGTACCAAATGGGACATCACTTCTTTTTACTGTGAAGTCTGATACGGAAACAACAGCCATTATTCTACAGAAATCAGTCATTGATGGAAATATTACAATCAATCCAGCTGATACTAGTGCACTGGATTATGGAGACTACGTTTATGATGTGCAGATGGTGTTGCCGGATGGATATACTTCTACCATTATTCCTCCGTCTTTATTCAGGCTGATGCAGGAGGTGACATTTCAATGAGTGCTAATCTGACGGGAAAGATCAGTGGGGGGAACGCATTATCAGGGAAATTGTCTACACAGATTAAGGATGTGACGGAAATTATGCAGTATGGATCGATCTATGAATTTCCGAATCGGGGAGTTTCTTCTACTTTGTATATTACATCTGATGAAAACGCAGCATACCGGTGGGATGAGACGGGAAGCAAGTATTTC